GCCGCGTGATAACCTCAACAACCGACAACGTGACCATGGAAGGCCGCTCAAACCTCAGGTGTTGCAACCACCACTAGAATCCGCCTAGATGGAGGAAAGAAGAAAGAAAAGACTGATAGCCATCAGGTTCAGGCTCCGCAGCTAACCCAGCAGTCACAGAGGCAGCCCAGCGCATACCAGCAGAAGCCTAAGAAGCCTTTCTGGAAGAAATGGTGGTTCTGGGTCATCATCGTGGTGCTCGTAATAGCTGGCATAGGGGGTAGCAATTCGCAAAGTGATAGTTTGACCGCTACCAGCTCTTCTACCCAGAGTGTGGCACCTAAGAAGGATGCTAAACTTACTGGCATCACCGCATCCTACCGCGGCAACATCAAGGATGGTGAACAGGTGACCGACCAGACTTCTGGCATCACCGTGACCGCGAAATATGATGACGGGACGGTCAAGAACGTCACTGGGTGGAAGGTTCAGAACCCAGGTGCCGTTAACATCAACGCGCCTACCGAATTCACCATCGAATATGAGGGACAGACCACGAAGGTTAGCATTCAAGCGCAGCCTCCGGTCGAATACCAGAGCGCTCTTAAGAAAGCGAAATCGTATTCCGACGGGATGCACATGAGCAAGCAGAGTATATATGATCAATTGACCAGCGAGTATGGGGAGAAGTTCTCCGCCGAAGCTGCGCAATACGCTATTGACCATCTGCAAGCCGACTGCAACGCAAACGCATTGGCCAAAGCCAAGTCCTACCAAGAAACAATGTCCATGTCCCCGTCTGCGATCTATGACCAGCTTGTGTCCTCATATGGCGAAAAGTTTACCCCTGAGGAAGCCCAGTATGCCATCGATAATCTCAACAAATAAGTAAAGTCCCGTTGGCGAGCCCGCGTCAGCGGGGGTGTTGGTTCTAACGGAATCCCCAGCCGGAGGGGATTAATTCCGGCAATGCCGTCGTAGCTCAGTTGGTAGAGCAGCGCCCTCGTAATGCGCAGGTCACCGGTTCGAATCCGGTCGATGGCTCGCAGGGGAAACCCATTCCGGGCTTCCGAGAGAACAAAAGGAGATTCTTATGACTGCACCAGGCAATCCCCCTCCCCTTCCCTCCCAACCGCTTCCTGAACAAGCAGGAACTCGATCGGGACATCGGGCGAACAAGAGCACGACCGCGCTCGGAATCACCGGTTTTGTGCTTTCAATCATCGCGGTGCTGATCAGTTGGGTTCCTGTCGTCAACAATTTCGCGGCGGTCCTGGGTGCCATCGCTCTGCCGTTTGCGATTGCCGGTATCGTCGCCACTCGGCGCAAAGGGAAAAAGCGCGGCCGTGGCCTCGCTGTAGCCGCTACGATCATTGCCGTTCTGTCCATCGTGTTCACCGTGGCGACTCAGGGCGTGTATTCCAAGGCGGTTGATGATGCCTTTGGAACAACCGACAGTTCCGCGCAATCCTCCACGAAAGAGAACACGAAGACAAAAACGGATGAGAAAGCCGCCGATAAGGAGGGAGACATTGATTCCGGCAGCTATCACATCAAACTCGTATCCGTCACCAAATCCGGTAACGACTACGAGGGGAAGCCGACTGCGATGCTCACCTACGAGTTGACCAACAAGAAGAAGGAAAACTCCAACTTCATGGACGTCAACATCCAGGCTTTCCAAAACGGACACGAATTGGACACGGCGATCTATATGGATCAGCCCGAAGGATATGATTCGGAATCCTCAACCCAAGTTATTCAACCGGGTGCCGGTAAGACGGTGACCGTCGGATACGTTTTGGAGGATGAGACTTCACCGGTCAGCATCGAAGCTTCGGGCACTCTTGACATGTCCGACGCAAAGGTCACCGGAGAGTTCTCATTGCAGTGATCACGCTCTCCTCGCGCGGTTAAGCGGGGCATTGGGGTTGTAGCTCAGTTGGTAGAGCGTTTCGTTCGCAACGAAAAGGTCGCGGGTTCGACTCCCGCCAGCTCCACTTCTTTTTTGGTGTCTTTCTTTGTTTTTTCGCGTGTTCTCATTGTGTTTTTGACTTTTCTCTTTTACTTGTTATACTGAATATGTCCACATAAAAAATGAAAGAGGAAAACCAATGAACATCGCATACTCCCGTTATCTGCAAAACGCGCTCAAACACAGCACCCTCACCGATGAGGAGAAGCAAGGCGCACACGCCTTCCTGAAATTCCTGTCAACCTACAAGCCCACAGGGCTGAACGTCAGGGAACCGGACTTCTACGGTTATGGCGATGCGTTCGGCCAATACGGCGTCACCTACTTCGACAAGCAAACCCTCGAAGACTATGGCATCGACCCCGACAAGCTGGACGCCATCCAGTTCGACCAGCTCATGACCCGTTGGACCGAGGAAGCCCACGACATGCTCGGGAGCGACATCTGCGACATCATCCCCGACTCGCTTGACAACGCGATTCAAGCGCTTGGCTTCGACCGTGAAAGCATCGAGGCGTGAAATCATGATGAACGTTGAAGACTTCAGGATCATGTTCCGCGCACACCTGAGCCATGAAATCTGGGACAAGTGGCGCAAAGGACAGCTTGACGTGTCCATGCGCCGCAACACTCCTGACGGATGCGAATACGAGGAACTTCCCAAAGAGGCGGCAGATCAGATTCTTGACGGTGGGGAAATCCATTCCTGTGAGGATCTGGCCGACCCGACCGAAATGATTTCGGATCGTTACGCCTGCTCCCTGTACGGCATCACCACGTTCAAGCCCAGCGAATACGCAGTTGACGAAGACTTCCCGAATGAGGTCGTCCTGCTAGTCCGTGGCTGGAGCGTAGCCGATTTCATGAGCGACTGGACGAAGCTCAACGCAGTCGATGAGTAGAAGACGGGGAACAGAATGTACGAGATTAAAAGCATCAAAGATGGAACCTACGGCGCATACGAGTATTCGACACCAGTACCCGCAGACTACAGCTTCAAGCAAATGCTCGCCATGGCACGAGACATCGCCAACGAGAACGGGTATGAGGCAAGCATCTACGACGACGAAAACGAAATGGTCATCACCATCTCGCCGAAACAATACAGCATGGGAGTAGCGGCATGAGCAACAGGAAACTCGTCAGCGTCCAAGAAATCACCGGCATCGACCCCATCGAGGGAGCCGATCGTGTCGAAGTCGCCCGCATATTGGGGTGGCGTGTGGTCGTCGGCAAGGACATGCATCTGAAGCCGGGGGACAGGGTCGCCTATTTCGAGACCGACAGTCTCCTGCCAGCCTACGACCCGCGTTACAAGGCGTTCCAGGAGCGTGGCCAGAAGACCATGATCGTCGGAGCCAAGGAAATCACCGGCCATGTGCTGCGCACCATGAAACTGCGCGGCGTGTACTCGCAGGGTCTCATCATGCGTTTGGATGAACTCGGATTCCGGTACACGCCCCCTGTCGGCACGGACATCACCACGGAAGCGAACGTGCTCAAATACGAGGAGCCGTTGCCGATGGGCGGCATGCAGATTGGCCGGTTCGACGCTCCCTGCTCCAAGTCGGACGCGCCCCGTCTGCAGACGCTCACCGGATACTGGGATGAATTGAAGACGCTGGAAGCCGTGCCGACCGTGAAGGTCGATGGCACCAGCACCACGCTCAGCATGGACGAACGAGGACAAGTCCACGTGTATTCCCGCAACTGGGAGCTTGACTCCATGTCCTCGAACATGCAGCTCGCCAAAAGATTCCAGTTGGATAAGATGCTATGGCCCGGCATGGCCGTCCAGTTCGAGCTATGTGGCCCCGGTATTCAATCCAACCGTTTGAAACTGCCGGCCCAACGCCCGTTCGTCTTCGCAGTCTGGAAAGACCACCACAAGATCGACCGCGACCAGTGGCCGACCGGCATGCCGAATCTTGCCGTTCCCGAACTCGACGAAAACGAGTGGGCATTGACGGGGAGCGTGGACGACATGATCGCCAAAGTAGACGGGTTGCGTGGCAACGTCACCAAAGACCGTCTGGACGAGGGCATCGTCTGGCATCTGCACGAAGACCAGCAGTTGTCCGAAGGATTGGCGAACGAGCTTGGCTCCAACCGGTGCTTCAAGATCATCAACAACAAATACCTGACGAAGAACGGACTATAAGCATGGCATACCCGATGTTCCCGCTCGTATCGGCTCCCGCATCCTACATGCCGGTACCCGTCGATCTGGTACTGCGCCTCGCCTCGTTCACCTTGGCCCACCCCGAGGATACGGGAGGCCTTACCGCCGATGAGGTCAGGCATCTGAACCTGCCCTGCGGCTCCTACGGGTATGAGAGCGAAGCCGTCGACGATTGGCTCGACGAACTGGCAGACCAGCTTGAAGAGAGGCGATAGCTTTGGCCAAGACAATCATGGTGGACATCGACAACACGATCGCCGACTATACGAACGGTCTGCGCGACTACATCCGCGAATGCGGACGTGGCGAGGAGGATTATCCCTGCCCGGAGCCGACGGCCTACGATTTCACGCTGGCCGGCGGCTGGCCGTTCAGCGGGGATCCGAAAGCGTTCACGTGGTGGCATACGCGCGCGGTCGCCGACGGCCTCTACTCGAAGGAGGAGCCGTATGAGGGCGCGGTCGACGCGTTGAACCAGCTGCACGATGCGGGCTGGAACATCATCATGGCGACCAGCCGCGCGGATGACTGGCGCGGCGAAAGCCAACGCTGGCTGCACCGCAACGGCTTCCAGTTCGACGGCTACTACAACGGCGACAAGACGCTGCTCACGCCGGACGTGCTCATCGACGACAGGCCCGTCACATTGGAGGCGATGACTGCGAAGGGCGTGACCGTACTGCATCCCGATCATGCGTACTGCACGGCCGCGCCGGGCCGCATGTTCCACCGGTGGGCCGCCGTGCCCCTGATCCTGGGAGGCGTGCGTTGAAGGCGACGGGGGGAACGGACGTGGAGATCGAACGACGGTGCGGCATGGTCACCGGTGCCTCCTGCGGGCATGTGAGCCTGAGCTGGATTCCCGGAGACGGCCGACACGGCACCCGCTCATGGGTGCTGGCCACCCATGACGGCGGCAGCATCCGCCGCATCCGGTTGAGCCGGAACGAGCTCGGCGACCTGGCGGCCATCCTCCAATCGATCACGAACGAGGAGAAGGAAAAGGCGTGAACCTCCCCGACCTTACGGTCGGGGCTTCCGTGCCTTCCGCAGATTCAAAGGAAAAAGACAATGACTAAATACTTCACCTCCGACACCCACTTCGCCCACCCGTTCGTGGCCGCATTGCGGGGATATGCGAAAACCGGATTCACGTCGGACAATACCATCAAGCAACAGGCCAACGAAGCGCACATGCAGGTCAAGGATTGCGTCAACTGGTACCGGCATGACATGGACGTGACCGGCCACATCAACGAAATGGTAGGGGAGAACGACGAACTCTACATTCTGGGCGACCTATGCAGCGGAGGCGCTTGGAGTCTTCAACAGGCCATCATGCATGTCAAAAGCTTGCGCTGTCCTCGCAATAACCGTCATCTGATTCTCGGAAACCATGACGATGTGCTGTACGGGAAGAGCAAGGGCTTCAAGGATTTGACCGAGGCGTTCGGCGAAATCGGGCGTATCGGCATGACGGACATCACGGACGACGAAACCACTATGACCGTGTTCCTCTGCCATTTCCAATGGCGTGAGGACTTCGACCTACCGGCAGTGGATGGTATGGCATCCAATTGGGCGAAGCCGGAGCTACGACGGTATGCGATTCCTCAAGTGGGGGAGAACATGCGATTGCTGCACGGCCACACCCATGCGAACACTCCCCATGAGTTCAGGAACCGCAACGAAATCAACGTGGGATTGGACGCGTGGGACATGCGCCCCGTGTCCGAAGTGGAACTTGTTCGCATGTTTCAGGAGAACTGAAGTAAAGAAAGGCTTCGAAATTGACCACTTTGACTATTCTTAGAGGACTGCCCGGCTCGGGAAAGAGCACTTGGGCGCGGAAGCATGTCGATTCGAATACGGTAATCGTCAGCTTGGACGGTTTGCGTGAAATGATGGCAGGAAGCCGTCAGACATGGCATGAAACCATGAATCCACAGTTGAACAGGATTCTCGTCCGTCAGGCGCATACCATCATCAGCGACCTACTCGCCAAAGGCGTGAATGTCATCAGCGACTCCCAGCATGTCAACCCGCGTTTCTGCGTGGACGAGGTGCAGATTGCCGTCCGTCACAAGGCGCATGTTGAGACTTTCACATTCAACATGCCGTTGGACGTTCTGCTGGAACGCAACCAGACCCGTCCGGAAAACGACCGTGTGCCGGAGGAGTATCTGCGCACCCAGTATGAGACTTGGCGTGAAAACCTTGACCATGAAAGCCGTTGGGTCAACATCTATGTAAGGGAGGTTGACGGAATCTACCATATGAACCCGTCCGGAGACCTCGCACTGGTGGACGTGGGATTGCTGTGGAACGACAAGACCCGTGTTCCCGACAATGCCGAGTTCGGTTATACCGCCGTACCGGCAAAGGGACGTGATTTGACCGGTGTCATCCAGTTGGATATGCCGCCGCTCAAAGACGGTAGGAAGTGGACTCTCGACCGTTACTCGAAGTGGTTGGAACAGGGCGCACATAAGACCAATGACGGGTTTGTCGACTTCTCCACGGATGGAAGGAACCTGCTCGAACTCATGCGAGATTCCGACAACGTAAACGTCCGCCCGGTCAAGGGCGAGAACGACGTGTACGCTTGCAACTTCAGTCGTGACGCGTTCAGGAACCAGCGTTGGGACGAGTATTCCAGCAAGGCGCGCGGCCTGTTCCTCGACGGGAACGGCAGGGTCGTGGCACGCGGCTTCGAGAAGTTCTTCAACCTCGGGGAGAACGAGCAGACCACCCGCGAGAACATCGACAAGCGTCTCAAGTTCCCGGTGCGCGTGGAGCGCAAGGAGAACGGGTTCCTCGGCTTGGTGTCCGCACGCGGAGACGGTTCTTGGCGTTTCTGGTCGAAGAGCGGACAGACCGACTACTCGTATCTCATACAACGGCTCTTCAAGGAGACGTTGGACAGCGGTCAGGAACAGGCGTTGTGGAACATCGTCCATGATGCCGACGTGACGTTGGCGTTCGAGGTCATCGACCAAGAGTCCGACCGTCACATCGTCAAGTATGATACGTCTCAGCTCGTGTTCCTGCACGCCATCGGGAACACGGTGGACTTCCATATCGACCATGACGCCGACAAGCTGATTGACATGGACGGGTTCTTCGCCCGACCGGAGGTGTTGGGCGTCTTCCAATCCGACGAGGAGCGGGAGGCACTGTGGAGCATGTTGGACGAGGAGCGTCATGATTCCACACGTGAGGGCGTTGTGGTGTATGACGCTGACGGGTACATGTTCAAGCTGAAATCCGACTATTATCTTGAGGTCAAAAGCTTGAGAACCATGTTGGAGCGTACCGTCCTGCATGATAGGCCGATTGCCGACAACGACCATTCCGAACGCGCGGAGAAGGCGCGTTGGGTACTGTCCCACGCCAACATGAACCGTCTTGTGTACACGCGCAAGGCGTTCAACGAACGCGGCGTGGATATGGAATATGTCGGCGACTTGCTGGCCGGAGGAGGCATGCTTTGACGTGGCGTCCCCCCGCTCACGCCTTGCGTGCGTGGCGGCGTAATCGTCCGATTCCCGTGTTCAATCAACTGGATCTGCTGTCAGCCGGACACCCACAGGACGGATTCCAGCAGACCAGGCATATGGCGTTCATGATAGGCGTTTGTACGGGCATGCACCCGGAATGCGTGCACTGCACGGTCCGCCAGTTGGAGCAGGCGCAGGCCGAAGGCCCGGCGACTCCCGACGTCTCGCCGAGCGACGCATATCGTCGGACGCACGCAAAGGGACGGAGGCTCGATGGCAAGAATCAAAGAAACGTTTGACAGCCGCGCCTGGTTCATGCTCGAATGCGACGACCACAACTGCGAACAACGGTTCGACGACAGCCAATGGTATGAGTACGAGGACGATCTGCTGGCCGACGCGAAGGACGACGGCTGGCAGATCCTGTACAAGGACGAGCATCCCGAATTGGAACGCGACATGCACTACTGCCCGGCGCACCGGCTGCCCGAATGCGCGACATGCACGAACATCATGATCGATTCGACCGGCTGGAAGGACGGGCAATGCCCCGAATGAACGGTCATGATTTCACGCGCGAACAGAACATGGAGGCGAGGATGACGCTGGCGGCCGCCCGCCGCCGTGCTCGCCCCGTTCGCCTCCGACGGCGTGTGGGCGCCGCGCCTCATGCTCCTGGCCGTCAGCTACGCGGCCGGCTGGGATGCCATCTCCCGTCCGCATCACGCTCCTCGGATACTTCGGGCAGGTTTCGGGAAAGAAGGCCTTCATAATCGAAGCGTTCCTCTTCCATCAATTCGCCGAATTGGTCGGAGGTAAAGCATAGACTGAATACGTCATTAGAAAGGAGGGAAATCAAGGATATGAGCATACCGGTTCTTGACAAAACCCTAGAGTCAGAAAGCATTACGGAAGACCAGCTCATGCGGATGATGGAAAATGCTATGCGCAATAGTCTGGAACATGGAATCGATCCGCGTGACAACGATTTGATTCCCGCCGAGGAATCCTTCAAGGGACTGTTTTTCTGACATTTGGATATGGCACAGGGGCTTACCGTCGTTTTTGACTGTAATATATACGTAACTGTAGCGCAGGCAATAGGCTATTCAGGTTCCTTGGCTGATCTTGAACACATTGCACCTACACTCCCGTTTTATCGGCGTAAACGTGCTGAATCCCTGTTGTGGGCGCTAAAAGGCGGGGCGGGACCTGTCAAATTCCACGTCGGATGGAGCAATCACATTTGGAAAACCGTACAGCATGTTTTGCAACATAAATATCGTTGGGAGATCGATGATGCTGTGCGTTTTACGGATTGTGTCCAGATGGACCTCATTGACGGCACGGACGGCTATGTGGTTGACCCTGTAGCCGAGGGATTCATTCGCATGGACGATCACGAAGACAGTTCCGTATACGAAACAGCGCGCGTCCTCACGGATCATCCTCCTGTGCTATTGGTGGCGGACGATATGTCGTTCATTCAAAAAGTGGCTTATTATCACGATCATCCACAAGGAGCCACTGCATTAATAACGGCCTCGACATCCCGTGATTTCTGCACATTCTGCGAATCCTTGCAGGCAACACAATCTTGTTGCTAAACAGGTTTTATCCATATTCGCAAGTCTCTACGCCAAGGCACGCCACCAGCTCGACGACTACCAGAACAAGCAGGCGCTCCAGATCGTACGCGAAACCCAAGCGATCGGCCTGGAAACCCTCAACGTCACGCGTTCCAACACGACTTTCTGACTCATGAGGCTGATTCTACCATATTATACCTAATATGGAGATTAGGAAAGCCGTGATTCCTCCCCACGCCTAAAAGCGGGGGCACCCTCACAGCAAA